CAATATTGCTGGTGATTTGATTGCTGGTGCCGGAATCGCTACGAAATCAATTAGTATTGACGGGATATCGCAGAGCATAGGGACCACTGCTAGTGCTACGAACGCCGGGTATGGTGCAAGGATTCTGCAATATGAGAAGCAAATAAAAGACGATATCGGTACTTTAAGAAACTATTATCTAGGCCTACAGATGGCAGTCGCTTAATAAATCCTAGATATTTCCGAAACAAATACTGGAGGATATTTAATGAACAAGCCTATAAAAACAAACTCTCAAATTTTGTCTGATTACAAAAGCCAAGCCGATAACACTGGTGAATCAGAACTATCTATTTATTTATCAGAGATGCTTGGAGAGACCATATCTGGCGACAACGACGCAATGTCATCGATTACTCCTGCGATAACTAAGATACACAGGTTAGAGCAAGAAATGTCTTATGTGGCTTCGGCAGCATCTGGGATTGGGGCTATTAATGAGAGAGTGAAGAATAGTTCAGATGCCATGAGAGACATGTTGATGGTGGTTTACGCTCTCTCCGTGAAGGTGGAGCGATTGCAAAATGCAGTGGATGTCTTGACTAAGAAGCTAGACGCAGAAGACGTGACCAATCTAGATGCAAATTACAACGATTCTGTAAAAGGCGATTTAATTTAATTGAAAGGAGAATGAGAAATGAGTGAAAGACTTAAAATTCTAGCCACCAGCATCACAGTTGATCCTGGCGGGGCAATCGTGAATGAGATCAGTAAGACAGATGATGCAGATCTTGTATATCCAGGAATTTATGGAGGGGGGAAAATATTTGGTTCTGGTGGAGTTCCGAGTGGTGATCAACAGAGGTGGATCATTCATACCAGTAATGCAATGAACCAGAGGGGTACTTTCCAGGCGCAATTGTTTGATAGTCTCGGAGTTCTTCGTGGTATGTCCTCTATACCACTAGGAGTTATGTTGTTTAATAGTTATGTTAAGGGCGTCCAGTTAGAAGCTACATTGGCAGCACACGGTACTGCTTGGTTCAATACAGAAAAAATTGAGGACTACAAAGGTGGTCAAGGTGCCCCAGATCCATGGCTAGGTATGAATTATAACTCATACAACAACGCAACAAACAATGTTGCTCTATGTGCGGGATACCTATTATCACCAGCAAATTACGCAACAGGAACTTTAGTTATCACTGTTGCTGGTAGGTTTGCTGCTGGAATGGGATTGGAAATCTGGTCTGGTATAGGAGATAATAATGGTAATGGTGGGTTTGGACATTTTAAGAATACTAATTCCCCACAAGGCCGTGCATACAAAGCCACTATTGAAGGTAGCGGCCCAGTTGAATTCACTATCCCACTTTTGATGGGAAGCATTCCTGATCCTGCATAAATTAAAAACTGTAACTAATTAAAGAGGAGAGAGAAAAATGGCTGAAAGACTTAAAGTATTGGCAAGTGGCATTGTAGTTAGTTCGTTCGGAGCCTTGGTCACAGAGGTAAACAAAACCGACGATATCGATCTAACCAGTCCTGGAGGAGCGGGAGGCAATGGAGATTTTCAGGTTTGGAAAGTTTTCACCACTGGCTCTGTTAATCAGAAGGGAATTTTTCAAGTTGAGTTGCTTGACTCTGCTGGTGATTCCCAAGGTCTAGGTGGGGTGCCCTTTGCAGTAGGCGGTATCGGTTACAATAACCGGGGCGTAAGCATGAGTGCTGTTAGAGCTGGCGGGGGCGGGTCTTGGCCTACGGAGGCGATCACTGACTTCAAAGGGCTTGGTGGCCCTTCTCCATGGCCGGGCGATACTTTCACGGTTGATGTGGGACATTCTATGTTGTTGGCCTCAAAGTATCTTATGAGTGCTGCAAATTATGCTACAGCGTCGCTGGTGATTCGCATGGGTGGCAAATATGCTACTGGGCAAAGTCTTGAAATTTGGTCTGGATATGGGAGCGTGAACGATCCTCATAGCGTGCCTGGAACTTTTAATCCTGGGCCAGCCAATGCAAGAGCATATAAGGCGGTACTAGAGGGTAGTGGTCCAGTTGAGTTCACGATTCCTCTTTCAATCGTAACCATATAAAACTGTGCGGGAGGGGGTCGTATTGGCTCTCTCCCGCTATCTACTTTTGATAATGCACTGACTCTTACCACAGTGCGGGCAGCCCTTCTTCTTCTCCGCTTCTTCTTCTTCTTTAAATTTCACTTCCGACATTACTCGTTTGAACGTCTGAAGAAAGTGGATAGCGTGAATTTGATGCATTGTCAGTTCCATTTTAGTAGTCTCCTCCATCATCGAGGCAGTTTAAGAAATCATCCACTAATTTCCCTTCCAGCTCTTCTGTTAGTTTTTTGTTTAAAAGCTCTGTGACAGATTTACCGGACTTGGTTTCTACTTCCAGATCTTCTACATATGGCATAGAGATCCCAACATCTGGTTCGGCTGGTTGTATAACGCCAGTGACTACCACATCAAGATCGTCTCCAGGTTCGTCTACAAACTTATCGAGAGCGGGACATCCCTCGGTGCTCATGGTCGTTTCAAATTCCCATCTATCGTTTCTCATTATTCACTCCTTAATAATACAAAGATTGAACGCTGACTCGGCTTCTATGCGGTGTTTCAATTGAGGCTTCTGGCATCCTTCGTCGTCCCCGTTCCATCCGTCATAAAATGCATTCCCTCCGTCGTCCCTCAATCTACTTTTAAATTCGTCCATAAATGTTTCTGCCTTCTCTCTCATACTCCATTTTTCAAAACTGTAAGTGTCTAGCGAACTCAGGTATTCGGTAAACAGGTCTAGCATGTGAGATTTAGTGAAATGGAATGAGAATTTGAAATCGGTTCCCAATTCACCGTGTCTGCGCTCTGTGAATTTAATTTTTCTCATCGTTCCCTTTCTCTAGGTATTCGCAGACTTCGTCGTAGGAGGCACCGGCGGCCTTGCAAAGAGCTTCTAGGTAGTCGCAATCCCCATCCTCGACTGCGAAATCGTTCAAGGTTCCACCGTCTTGATCGATGATGGCTCCGGTAGCCTGGGAAACAAACTCGGCGATGGTGTTCGCTCGAATCGTGTCGCCGTTGTGAAGGGCCTGCCATCTCCCGCTATCCTCATTGACTTCTTCAATGAATTCTCCGTCTGGCAGGAAATATTTAAATTTTGATTTTTCATCACTCATTATTTCCTCTTCTTTGTGCGTAGGGCCTTTCAGGCTCTCTTTTCTTTCTAAAATCTCTTGCCGGAGTCATCTTTTTCGCAACCCATCCAACCAAAGGGATAGACAACTATGTAGTTGTAAGAGCGGTCTCCAACGACTGCGAAGGCTTTCTTCTCAGCCGACTTTCTGGTTCGTGCCCTAGTTTCAAACTCACTCATGTAAGTCCCTGCCAACCCGACAAATTCAATTTTTACTTTCCAGACTTTCATCGTTCCTCCTACACTTATAATGTACCACATAGCGTGGTACATTGCAACAAATAAATTTGTACGCATAAAAACGTAACTTGCTTAAAATATTGAGTTTATTTCGTGCCTACATCCGGGTTTCCGGCGGGATTCTACTGCTGGGGAGGCTCCAGAGAGGGCCTTCCGATAGGGTGGTATGAGCGAATTTCAGCCTGCGAGCCCGAACAGATACCCCAAGCGGAAAGGGAAGCCTGGACGAGTCGATTTGGACGTTTCGGAGCTGGATAACCTAATTGACGACCAAGGTATCAGGCTCCGAATTGTGCCGTCCATCCTGTGCCCCAACCGAGATACGCTGGAGGGGACGAACCATCATCTGGATTGCACCGTTTGCAACGGGGATGAGGCGGTGGACGTAGTGGATGAATGTTTCGAAACTTTCGGGGCAATCCAGAGTATCCGACATGAAAAAAAGTTAGAGGTCCAGGGGATTTGGGACGAGAAGGACGCGACTCTGACCCTGCAATCCAAAGATAGAATCTATTTCTGGTACAAGGTCATTGTCCTGGATTTTGCTTCTATTTATAACGAACTCATTAAGAAGGACGACGACGATACCGACAAGTTGAGATACCCACCGAATAGGTCTTGTGACACTCCATATCACTTAATTGATTCTGAGAATAAGTCATACAGAAAAGGGGTGGATTACAGAATAATTAATGAAACATTCTTAAAATGGCTGACTAGTAACAGACCTAAAGTCGGAACCTTGTATTCCATTTGTTACCCGGTTTTCCCCACGTTCAGAGTTCTAGAGACTTTGCACGAAAATCGATTTTACAATGTGACATCCAAAGAGAAGGAAAGAGTCCCGGTGAACCTCCCGCAGCAGGCCGTGATCAGATGGGACTATTTGGCAAATAGATCTGGGAACCGGCAAATCATTAACGAAGAGCCCACATGAAAATATCAGTAGAGGCAAAATTAGCTGAATTGGGCGAGAACATCGAATCTATTAGCGGTGCGATGCGAGAACAGTTCAAACATGCGATTGCTGGGATTGCCAGAGGAGCACAGGCAGAGTGGATCAGGTTGGCTCAGGAGAGGCTTAAAAGCTCCAGGGCTGACTATATCGACGGCCTTTCAAAAGCTCAGAGCTTCAAAGCATATTCAGTCGGCACGAAGCAGGTTTATGAAGTCCAACTTGTAGGGAGAATGCCGAACAACTTTGAATTTGGGATGGCCGGTTTTGATATGAAATCCGTCAGACCGGGATGGCTCGGGGGGTCTAAAGCGAAGACGAACAAAGAGGGGAAAAAATATATCAGCATCCCATTCCGACACTCCATGTCTTCCAGTGCGCGAGTGGCTTATTCTGGACGCGCTGCAAAAATGGGTCTTCAAAGTAAATTAAAATCTACTGCTAAAAGATATGGATTGGACAAAATGATTAGGAGCACCAGCGGGCGAGTCATCCCCGGACCAGTCGCTAGAGTTCCGAATGTCTCCAGCGTTCACCCGTTCCTCAGAGGCCTCACTAGGATTCAAAAACCAACAAGTAGCGGCAAGGGTTCTTCTACTATGATGACATTTAGAACTATGTCCGAAAACAGTTCGCCAAGTAGTTGGGTCCATCCTGGAATAGTTGGTGCGAAAATATTACCAATCGTGGAAAGATGGGTGGATACTGAATTGGGTCGAGTAATTAAAACTATTTTGGAGTCATCGCGTTGAACTTAGAACTAGATCCAGACAGGATTTCTCCAGTGAAAACTGTTTATCCCCCTGTAAAGCAGGCGGAGGAGTGTTTCACTGGGATTTACCCAGTAGATTTCGTTTTAGAAACCATCATTGACGCAGGGCTAAAATGGTTTCGAACGGATCCTAACGCGCCTCTTGCCGTTTTCGGTCAATTGAATAGGCCATGGCTCCGTGATCGTTATGGGGAGAAAAAAATAGCCGAGATAGAGGCTTACATCAAAAAATATGAAGTGAGAGTGGTGCAGCATTGGTCTTTGATAGCGAAAGTGACTCCTTGTATCTCAATCCAGTTACTCGAAGCCAACGAGGAAGAATCTCGGGCGGGGTTAGAGGACCATTCGAGAGTCTTGGATAATCTGGGAGACGACAACGCGGTGCTCGGGAGAGAAAGCTATGGATACATCCCGGTAATTGATAATATTCAAATAGGGATTCACGCTTCGGAGACACCGGATCTGGCCAAATATATTTACTATCTGATAGTTTACATTTTGAGCGCATTCAAAACTGATCTTCAGGATAGGGGCCTTAAGTTAACGACTTTCAGGGCCACTGACATCTCAAGAATAAATGAATACCTCCCTGAGAACGTATTTTCTAGATTCATCAATTTCCAAGTTTATACGAACGCAGAGTATAAAAAGGATGACCTCCCAATCATTGATAAATTTTTGGGTCTTAATATTGATGACACTTCAGACTCCGAGAAGGAAAATTACGAGATTGCTGATGCAGGGGGTATCACTCTGGAAAATATCAGTCCTTCCGATGTGGAATAATATGAACGACTACGATGAAAATGAATATCTTGAGGTTGAGACGGAGATAGAAGAGCTAACCGTCCCAGCCATAGTCTCTGACCTAGAGTCGAAGGGTAAAAGAATCATGGAGTCTAACCTCTCAGATGAGGAAAAAACGGCCTACATGATCCGTCTTGGGCTGGAAAAAGATAGTGAGCCGCAAAGTGGGATTACTTTTTCTGCCTATACAGTGATTAGAAAGATTCCAAGGGATATGCATGAAGCGATGCGGCTTTGGCCAAAAGCTGTCGGCATTAGCCTGGCAGATTTAAAACAGTGGGATGAAATTTTTAAAGACTTCTAAGGGAGTGATTCAATGGCGATTATCGTAACTTTTAATGGGGTTCCACTGCTTGATCCAGGCTCTTACAGCCGAATTTTGGCGGAGAATCTTTCTGGATTCCCCCTCCAGCCCACTGGGACAGTCGGGATCATCGGGAATGCTTTGGGTGGGCAACCTAGAGTCCTGGATGTCCTCGAAAAGACTTCGATACAGAGCGCGAAAGAACGCTACAAAGAGGGCGAAATCGCAGATGCCTTGGAGCTTCTGGTGAGTCCGTCTGGTGATCCAAGAATCGTGAATGGCGCGAGCAAAGTCGTAGTCTATAAAGTGAACAATAGCACTCAGTCTACTTCTCCATTAAACAACCCAAATGCTCAAGAAGTTATCAAGCTCGATTCGAAAAATTATGGATCTGACGAAAACAATTTGATTCGCAATGTTAGTCAGGGGGAAGTCGTCGATGCAGACGCAGAGATCGATGGTTCCATTGACGGTCCTTTCACATTGGCAGGTGGGGAAACTCTGATTCTACGAGCGAATGGGGTTACTTACACCTACACAGAGAGTCTTGGTGTAGGCGTACACACTGCGGCAGCGTTGGCTGCGGATATGGATTCTGGAGGTAACTGGGCTCCTGCGAAGCCGGTCCTGGTCGATGTGAACCCTGCATCCGTTTTAAAAATCCGTGTGCGACTCGACCCATCGGTGGTGATTGGTGGAGAGTTGGATTACGGGTATCTCGAAGTAGACCCGACTTCGACAATAGACACTGTGATTGGGGTTATAGGTTCAAACCGAGGAGTGAAGGGATCTAGAATTATTGTATTCTCGAAGGGTGGGAATGAAGAAACTACGTTGGAAATGGGCGGAGTGAATGTCTCCAGCATCCTCTATACCGGGGCTGGCACATCTTGCCTCCTTGATGTGCTCCGGGTCGGCGGGGAACTGCGACTTAAGACAACATGTGCCGGAGCCGCAGCAGACAATTTGGATATCCTATTAGAGGATTCCGAAGGGCGTAATAAGCTAACTGTGTCCGAACTGGCGGTCCTGATAAACTCAAACGCCTCTTACACCGCGAGCAACTTGTTCCCCAACGGGAATCAAAATGCAAATGAATTGGATTATTACGACGATCTAGAAATTATTGATGTCGCTGGGGTTCTCAGAAGAGATGTGTTTGACGCAGTTGATTACATGAATACCTTCCTCACCGCTGCCGTGGCGACAAGGATAGACAACATCTACCGTGCTTATGTCGCAGACGGATTGGATACCTTATTCACCGGAGCCGGTGACGGGACATCTGCGAACGGCGACTGGGCCGATGGATTCAATGCATTCAAACAAATACGAATCAACTCCGTAGTCCCCCTAATTTCGAAAGACATTGGGGCTGTGACGATTGATTCCATCAATGCCTTGGCGAAGGGTCATGTGAAGGCGATGTGGGCCACAGATGGTGGTTCTGAGAGAAATGCATACGTCTCCAAATTGGGGACGAAGGACGAACTCCTCGCTGCGGCAAAGAGTTTGAACGATTTCCCGATCTCCATATGCGGACAGCAAGTCAGGGTCCTGGATCGAACTAGCACTTTGGTCTGGCAGGACCCATGGGCAAAATGTTGTATCGCCGCTGGAATGCAGCAAGGGTCTGAGGTCGGAGAGCCCATCACCAAAAAGATTTTGAATGTGAATGATGTGCGAGTCCTGGATAGTTCTTGGGATCCGACTATCAATAAAAACGAAATGATAGCGGCAGGGATTTTATTCTCTCAGCCACTCGACACGGGCGGGCATAGATGGGTCGTGGGGAATACGACTTGGAGTCGAGATGGTAGTTTCGTTTGGAATAGGATCTCGGTTGTGGAGGCGGCTGGATTCATCGTTTATGATCTTCGATATAATCTAGATCTTGTATTCACTGGAACGAAGGCGCGTACTGGAACGGCAGAGGCCATCGCGAATTTTATTCGAAATCGAATGTCCGTGTATCTGGAAAACGATATTACTGTTGGCGATGATAGAAACGATCAATTGGGATACAGGAAATTGCGAGTAGAACTCACTGGGAGTAGGGCGGCAATTAATTTAGCTGTGACCCCAGTCCAAGGGGTGGATTTCACTCTGCCGACAATCTATTTAGAAGATATCCGACAAAGCGCGTAATAAGGGAGATAAATTATGGGTTCTCAAGCAATGACGGGGCCAAAGGCGATCTTTAGGCTCAATGGAGTGCAGGTCGCTAACGCCTCAAACGTCAGTTACAACGAAAATATCCAACTTGAAGAAGTGAATGTCCTCGATGAGATCGCCACGAAAGAACACGCAGAAGTCGGGTATCGGGTTGATATGACCACTCAAACTTTTAGGATTCAAAACCAATCCGTGAAGCAGCTTGGGATTATGCCACGACTCGAAGACATCCTGACCAACGGAGAGATCACGGCAGAGGTGGTGGATAGGACGACCAACACCGTTCTGCTTTTGATGGAGGGCGTGAAGTTGGAGACACGGCAAACCACAGTAGACGCCAGGGGCTTAATGACAGAAACATGGAGCTTCAAAGGACGGAAATCTTCAGACGAATCAGAAAATTAAAAACTTTAGTTTCTACATAGAAACGATTAATTAGCTTGAAAGAGGTAAAATATGGACACGCAGTATAAACTCCCGAAGATGGAGTTTACCTTCCACATCCAATCCACTGGAATTGAAAGCAAACTAAATTGGGTTGGAGATTTCACCTACCAAAGACCAAATATCGGAGAGAGAAGTCTCATTGACGCATTCCGCGCAAGACTTAACGGGGACATGCGTACTATCGATCCGGTTATTGATTACAACAACGCAGTTCTGGCCCATCTCAGATACACTTTGAAAAAATTCCCATCATGGTGGGAGGCAGCCAATTACGGCGGATCTCTTTTTGATTCGAATGTGATTACTGAAATTTATTCAAAATGTATGGAGTTCGAGAAAGAGTGGAAAGAGAAGGTTACTGGCGACGCAACGGCGGTGGAGGTCAATAATGAACGAATTGATCCAGTTGGGCATCAAGCCGCTCAAGTATGACAACCTGCATCTGATAGCTATCACAAACGCCAGAAGTGGTGAAAAAAAGATTTCTATATGGTGGAGAAAAAAATACAGAGTCCCGCCAAAGCCATTCGAAGAATACACTTGGGAGGAATTAATCCTAGAAAGGCTGGAAGATTACTATTACGAAAACCCAGCGGAAGCGGATAAGACCCTCGCCAATATCATAAAGCCAGAAATATGGGACGGTGAGATGCCGGACTATTACGAGAAGGATATAAAGAGGAAATATAAGAAATTCTTTGATCGCAACAAAGTCGATCTTTCCAAATATCAAACAGATGTGGTCGTTTCTAAAAAAGAAGAGGATGACATCATAAATAATTTAGGAAGAAAATTGCCAGGATCTAAAGTCGTCAACTCTATCCAATCTATTGAAGAGCCTGATGAATTTGAGGATAATTTCTAAATGGCACCTCCAGCGAAAATAATACTCTCCGCAGATGTAGAAGGGCTCAAGCAAAAGGTCGAGGAGGGCAAAAAGGTCTTACACGGACTTGGATCTGCCGGGCTAGATGATTCTTTTTCTAAAAAAGTAAAAAAGAATATTTTTGATGAATTAGAAAAAGGGGCCAAAAGGATTGAAGAAGACATCGATGGTGTTAGAGATTCTCTAAAAAAAATGGGTAGGGCTGGAGAGGCTGCTTTTGATTCTGGGAAAGTAAAAAGCATGTTGGGGGCTCTCTCCGAGATGCAGGTGCGATTGAAGGATATTAAGAGTGCGCAGGCCGGAATGAGCGGTGGCGCGGGCGGAGCCGGTGGTGGTGGTGGGATGGGTGTCGGCGGAGCTTTAAGAATGGCTAAGGGTGGTCTGGGGATGGTGGCGGGGATACTTGGGGTGGGTGTGGGAGCCGCTGCTTTAACGCAGAGACAATTCGGAGTCTCTCAGGAAAATCTTCGTATCAGGGCATTGACCGGCGGGGCAACGGTTTCCGGCGAATCTCAATTCGGGTTCACCACTCAGGAAAGACGGCAAAGGGCTGCTGAGATTGCGAAGTCTATCGGTAGAGATATAAATGCAGAAGAGCTTAACAAGGTCACTGACATGGGGGAGAAAGCTGAGAGGGCTTTCGGGATAACCTCTGGAGACCAGGTTGGAGCAATGGCGGCGGCCAGGAGGGCCGGGGGACAAGGAGAAGAGTTCTTCTCTAATGCGATTGGAGTCGCGGTTGCCTCTGGATTAGAAGGAGGCCGCGTCGGTGAGTTCCTTCAATCAATGACCCAAAGTCTTACTGAGATGTCCAAGGGTGTGAATATTGACACGGCATCTTTGAACGGGTTCGCTGGCTCGTTGGCTTCAATGCCGTTTTTTAAATCTGATCCTGCCAGGGTCGGTAGAACAATGCAGACCCTGAATCAAACATTCCAAAGTGGTGATAAATTCCAGCAGGCGATGGTCGCTAGAGCGATTAGAAGTGCTGCGCCTTCTGACACGAATATCTCTCCGGCTTCCATAGAGGTTCGGAGGATGCTGGGATTATTTGGTGGAGGGGATGAAGATAAAACCGGACTTATGGGTAAAATTGCAAAGATGCCGGGTGGGGGGGCAGATTTCGCAAAGACATTGAAGATCGGTGGTGGGGATATCATCAGACAAATGTTTGAAGAAAGTACGTCAGAGACTAAAAATTTATCAGTTGGACAACAGGCGCAGGAGTTCATGGAACGGATGTCAATGCGTAGCCAGGCTGGTCTCGAACTATTTGTAAAACAAAAATTAGGAAGGGGAGTCACTGAGAAAGATATCGAAATCGCCAGAACTGCTCAATTCTCCCCAGAGAAAAGATTAGAAAATGCATTTACAGGTCTTGATAAAACCATGGTTGGTCTAAAATCAGAAGTCTCAAGGCTAGCAGATACGATGGCGCTAACGCTCACGACCCCTGCTGCTACGGCGGTAGAGTTTTTAGGAAAGAAATTATCAGACAGCGGAGGCAGTAGTTTTGGGTTTGATTCTAGATCTCTCAGGGTTCTAGGAGCCGATGGTTCCGGGAAGGGAGCGGCGGCGGAATCTCTCGGTAGCAGACTTATGGGGGCACCGCGAGGAGATGGGAAAGTTCCAGAAATTTTAAGTGAACAAACTAAAATTCTAAGACAGATAGCTACAGCCGCCTCCAAGAAGGGACCAAAGCCATTGCCTGGGTCGGTGGAGAGTCAAGTTAGGACCGCGCTGGGTGTGGGCAAAAATTAATGGCCAATCCGAGGACAGACAAGGGAGCGAGGAAAAATCCGTTACTTGGGCAATTTCCTATCTCAGAGAGAGTCCCAGCCTCTAGAACAAGTTATTGTCGAATCGTAGTGTTCCACTATGAAAGGCAAAACTTTAAATTTGCTTCGAACGTAAATCCAACCGAATCGACAACGTCTGTAATACTAAAAACAGAAAGAATAATTATTGAAGAAGAGGTGTCTTCGTTAAGGATATCGAAATCACTTTCTAACCCTTCTGGAATATTTGATGCGACTTTATTCCCGACTAGGAACTGGAAGCAAATTATAAGTCCAGGCGATTGGGTAGCTATTTATCTCTTCAGCAGCATGGAGGTCGGAAAAAAATCCACATCAGATTTAGATACCAAGAATATGGTTATGCTTGGGAATATAGACAGAGTTTCTAGGACTATAGAAAGAAACGAAGACGACGACAAAATTGAATCTCGCTATAAATTATCTGGAAGAAATTTTGGGAAAGCGTTCGAAGATATAAATGTATGGTTCGACCCATATTCCATCCAAGATGCCGTTCTAGACGTTTCACTTAGGACGGCTGGTCTAGAAATAGTTGGAAATCCAACGGAACAAGTACAACAAATTCTAGATGTGTTTTTAGGACCAGGATCAAACTTCCCTGGGAAGGGTAGCACATCCCCGCTAAGACAATTCCTGATACCAACCGAACTATCAGCGTTGTTCGGGGTATCAAAATTCGCAGTTGGGTCTGATAGACCACTGCTCTACGATATTTTAAATATTAATATAGAACCAGATTTGCCTGGATTCAGAACTAGAAATAACATTTCTGCCAGAGATAACGGCAATCTGTGGGAGAATTTGGTTGGAGCCTCAAATGAATTAATTAACGAAATGTATTTAGAAGAAGTCAGGGCCACAGATGGGACTGTTTCGCCAACAATCACGCTAAGGCCAAAGCCACTCAATACTCCACGTTTTGAACTTCAATTCGGAGACGAGAAAGACGCTGTAATCGGAACACTAAATGGGAAAGTGACCACATTACAATCTCTTTCTAAGACTAGCTTCATAGAAATAGTTCAGGGAGAAATAATTTCAGAGGACATTGGTAAGGACGATCATTCTAGATTCAATATGTATTGGCTGACTTCAACTAGGTTTGAATACTATACTAGAAGCATTTACGCCGATAAAAGAACGAACAACTCCATTGGAAATCCATTCGTATCTCAAGAATCAATAAGAAGATATGGACTAAAAAGATTCGAGAAAAATTTAGATTTTGATCGCCCAGGAAGAAGCATAAAAGAGTCGCAAAGCGAAACAGAGCTATTTAAAGCATTCATGGTTCAATTATATGACCAGAATTTCGCCAATCATCTCTATGATGGCGGGACGATGGAGACAAGCGGAGTGCTAGAAGCGGAACTAGGAAAGACGCTGAATATCCTACCCAATGCTGGATTAAATGCGAAATCTCCAGTGCCTCCTAAAAAGATTTATTACATCCAGGCGTATGAACACGAATGGAATTTCCCAAATACTTGGAGAACAACATTCACATTAACCCATGGTCAATATCAAGATCCGCCAAATATATTTATTGATGTCCAACCGGGAGACGACGGGGCGTTGGACGAGGAATTTGACTCAACATATATCGCCAAAACAGAGACGATTAATAAATGAGATATTCAAGGACAGGCGCTCCAATCCCATCTCATATCCCGTCATCGACGAGGGTAGGCTCTGGGACTAAAACAATGGTTTCTCTGGCTAAGGGGAATATCGTTGACATAATTTATCCAGAAGACCCTAGAAATAGGAATGGCGAGCATATTGAGTACACCGTGAATATCGACGGTAGAGATTGCCCTGGCGTTTTGGATATGAAGAATCGTGGAGCCATTTATAATTCTTCAGACAAAATAAGAAAAGTGCCGGAAAAGATATTCGGAGGAGAGGCGGCTGGGGACAGTTCTGTATTCGATGAGAATTCTGATGCCGAACTAGTTTATGTTTTGTTCCTAGGAGGAGATAAGGATTTCGCAGTAATAATAGGTTCGGCGTCACACCCAAAGCAAAACAAAAAACATACTAAGACAGATGGGGTATTCGACAGGGATGAATTTAATGGGGTCGAAGTCCTTATAGATAAAGATTCGAATTACATCATCACACAAAATGGCAGAAAAAATCCAGAAGGTGAAATTCTAAATCCCGACGCAGTCGGAGCCTTTATCAAGCTGTATGGCAATGGAGATTTCGAAGCCCAGAACAGTCGGGGTAAAATTTTCAAGCTGACAGATATGCAAATTCTTGGTCAGGGGGATGAGCCCGTCGTGTTGGGGGATACACTGGAGAGCATCGTTAATACGTTTTTACAATCACTGATACTAGGAATCATCCCAGGTTCGGTGGGACAGAACGCGGCTTCTTTATTGGTAATAAAATCCGCTGCTGTAACCTTGGCTTCGGTTTTATCAACAATGAAAAGTGATAATTCGAGGACCGATTAATGCCATTGGACAAACCGACATTGAAAACAGCATTGGAAAACGCTTTAGGGATTGGTCAACTGTCCGCTGGAGACGCTAGCACCGTGGCAGCCAAGGCAAGTTTGCAACAGGTCGCGTCAGATATGGCAGACGCTATAGATTCTTTTGTAAGATCCGGTCTTGTGTCCACGGTTGTAGTGACCCCTGATACTATAAATGGCACTGGAGTTGGCGCAGTAACTTAATCCGATAGAGGAATTATGCCAGAATTGGGATTCGGTAAAATCGCAGAAGGAGCCGCTAAAGTCGCGACGAATATCATTGATGGCTTGGCTGCGACCCTTGGGAAAGGGCAGACAGGGTCTCCGAAGTATCCTTCCAAAATAAACTCAGTGGATATCTCAAAATTTACAAATATCCCCAACTTCAGAGATGGCGGCTGGAAAGAGTCTCGCGGATATGGGTTCCAGGTACACCGAGTTAAATCTGGAGGATCCGTATTAAAGGCGGCGGAGGGTTTTGAAGAGTTTAGACTTCAAATCAATCCACAAGAATTGTCTCAAGACGAAATTTTTGCCATTGAAGTGACCCCAACATTTCGTGGCGTCATAGTAGAACATCACGGGCAAATACTGAAAGACATCGTCATCTCTGGAACCACTGGGAAATCACCGTTGGCCAGAGAGGGTGGAGTCGTCCGTGCCACTGGAAGACCAGTCGTGGCTAGTGGACATTCTGGTTATGAAGAATTCCATGAATTCAGATCCTACATAAGAGCTTATGTCGAAGCGAAAAGAGTGGACAAAAAAGATGGTGGAGAACTAAGACTTGTTTTCAACAATTTCAAAGATAATGAATTTCTATTTGTAGAGCCACAGAAATTCACGATGAAGAGGACCGCTCAGAAATCCATCCTTTACGAGTACAATCTACAACTGAAAGCGATTGGAGTAGCTGGCGCTCCGAACAAGGCGAATGATGATGGCTATGGCCTTATCGGTAGCGTAATTGATGTCATCAACATCGCGACTGATTTAATTTCCCAGGCTGGGAGTATTGTTGCCGCGAGCGCCGGGATTATTCGGAGATTCGAACAAGATTTGGTAAATACGATTCTAGGACCGCTAAACGCACTAGAGACTGCTTTAAACACCGCTAAAGTGCAGGGGAAGTCCTCCTTTGAATATACTCGGAGAAGTCTGGAGAGTTTTAAAACTACAATAAATGGTGTTGTTAATAACATGGCAGACGGTCTTGGCAGAGATATGACCGCCTATAACGATGTGGCGAATAGGACACCGACTCTCGTGGGGGTATCTGGCAGAGAATCTACATTCCAAGAGCTTCGGGCGTTCAATGGATTACAAAAAGCAAAAAGAGGATTGTCGATCCTTTTATCAGAAGACTCTTTGTTCGCTAAAGACATGTCAGAAGCAAACGCGGAGATTGAAGATATCTTCAATGGGAAAATCAGTCTTCCAGCACCTAATTCTACGAGGTCGGTAATTATTGATGGCCAAGATAATATCCAGATACTTTCGGCGAGAGAGCTTGGAGATATTAATAGATTTAAAGAAATTGTAATTTTGAACAATTTGAAACCCCCATATATTGACCCTGCTGGCGGAGAAGGGGTGTTGAGACCTGGGGAAAGGATTCTTGTCCCCCAGAGTTCGGAGCAAGAATCGACTGGGGTAAAAAGGAATAAAGAATATGAAATAACCAGGTTCTTGAGCGAGTCAGAGAAAAATCTTGGCGTGGATATTATGCTGGATAAGAATAATGATCTGGCCGTGTCAAATACAAATGATCTGGATCTCATAGCTGGAGTACCGAATTTCTCACAGGCATTGTTAATCATCATTTCTTTAGAGCCTGGAGATTTAAAAAGACACCCAGAAATTGGACTTGGGATTGAGACTGGAACAAAAATTACAACAAAAAAATTAGCAGATAGCAGGAGAAGATTCATTTCTTCTCTAGCATCCGATCTCAGAGTATCTTCGGTCCCTTTCATCGAATTGATTCAGGATGGGAACGGAACAATAATAAATGCCGTTGTTAATATGAAAAACTTAGATCAACCGGTCCCACTCCCATTGAGGGTGACTGACGCAGCTTAGGTAATATTATGGGATTTTTTACACCTAGAATTTTTCCAGAGATCCAAGGGGAGATGATAGCCAATGTATTGGCCACTACTCCTTTGACCGATGTTAACTTCCCATCAGTTTGGACCTCGATGCTTGATGCGGCTGCGACCGAGGATGACGAACAGTATTTCGCGATGCTTGAGATTGTCAGGGCATTCTCTCTCGATACTATAACTGGAACAGACTTAGATGATAGAGCCGCAGAATCGTCCGTCAGTGAGCGAAGGTCTGCAAAGAAGGCCTCCACTACCGTCACCCTTGGGGATACCGCTGTAACCAAAATTTCTACTGGTGTTTATTCTGGCAAGCCTGGACCTGCCGCTACTACTTCCGCAATAAATGGTGATTCTGCCACTGGATTTTTAGCTTCTGGATCGATAATTATAGGTCGTGGGACTCCAAACGCAGAGACAGTCCCATATAGTTCGATATCTGTTTTTGCGAATTATGTAACATTCAATCTAAGTGCAGCACTTGCATTTGATCATGGGACCGATGAAACGATAATTCGATCTCAAGGTGGAAATCGACTTATAAATGCTGGAGTTGTTGTTTTCGTACCATCTTCGGACATTAGTGAAAAAATTGAATTCATATTGGATTCCGCCGCCACGATTCTAGATGGTGAGAGAGTCATTGAGAATGTGCAGGTAACGGCTGTGAATGCCGGAGCCTCCTCTAACGTGCCAATCGGATCTATTAGGGAGTACGATTCCAACCCATTCTCTACAGCTACAGTGACCAATCCTAGCCGGGTGACAAATGGTAGGGATGTGGAAACTGACCAGGAATTAAGAGACAGGATAAAAAGCACGATTCAGTCCCTGTCTCGCGGGACCGGAACGGCTATCATTACTGGAGCCCTTGGGCTCATCTCTGGGAACCAAAGAGTCGTGTCTGCATCTATAGTAGAGCCAACTTTGCCAGCAGACGTGGTCAAACTCTACATTGATGATGGCGCTGGATCTCCGTTCACCTTCGAAAACATTGGATTCGAGCAAGTCTTGGCGGCGGCTACTGGCGGGGAGAAGTTTCTAAACGTAGACAATGTCCCTTTGGTTAAGGCTTTCGTAGAGACCATCAGCAACGCCCCATTCACCTTGTTTGGTGGAGAAATTCTATTCGTTGATGTCGGTGGGGTGGTTGAGACCATAACATTCGAGAGTGCGGACTTCCTTGCTCCTGGTGCGGCCACGGCTCAAGAAGTCCTAACCAGAATCAATGCGAGTGCATCTCTATTTGAATCTAGGATATCAGTAGGGGATAAGATAAGGATATTTGCCCGCGCAAATTTCCAAGAGGAGATACAGGTAACTGGTGGGACGGCCAACACCGCCCTTGCGTTCCCAACAGATAATAAATTCACAACAAAATTATTTTTAGAAAGAGATTTTGAACTAACTCTTTTATCAAAAGATGGCCGGACAGCCACTATAGAATCAGGGAGCGCAGAAGCCTATGACCTGTCTGGAGAGATTAAATCTTTTCAAATCGTTGCTGATGGTAAAATTGATAATCCTATTTCTGTATTTCTCAATCCTACTAGTTTCGTTGACGCTGCGAATGCGACTGCTGAAGAAGTCTGCGCTCTAGTGGAATCACAGTCTCCTGGAATTTCATGTGAGGCTTCTTCAAACGACACTAAATTTAGACTGACCTCAAAAACTACGAAAGACATCACTTCTAAAATCAGGGTTGTCGGAACTTTCGACCAGGTCTGGAACGAGGAGGGTGGCTCCCCGTTCGTGGAGCGGACGGCAGATTCAAAGGGCGTCGCTACTTACACTCTTTTTGGGGCCGACCTGGATTACATCTATCTTGGTCATTCCGATGTCAAATTTAATGTTGTATTCCCAATATTTAACACTGTGTCTTCTGCGGACGTGGGGGCAGTATACGAACAATGGGATGGGGCCATCTGGAGGCAGCTTGGGGTGGCCGACAATACAAATGGATTTCAGCAAGACGGTTATATCTCCCTCCCTAACAATCCAAGATGGGTCAAGACTTCTGTGAATGGCAGTATCAATATGTATTTCCTCAGAATTCAGAGGAATAATGCCGCTGCTATTACGGCTCCTATTATTGAAAGATTTGTAATTTCTTCTTCAAACTTGGAGTTTGCGTTTGATGAAACCGAGATCGTTGGAGCTAATAAAGATTATACACTCAACCGCTTCATCGGACAAATTGAGCTAGAATCCCCATCGAATGTCGGGGATAGATTAACCCTTGGGTCTTTGATCACCAGGGCGTTTGTTACAACGACAGTAAACGGGAACTACGCTTTATTCGGTGGAGAAGTATTCGATATTGAAATTGATGGAGTATTCCAGACTTACACTTTCTTGGTTGGAGATTTCACGATTCCGGGATCCGCAACGCCTGCCGAAGTGGCTATCGCATTGAATAGAGAATTGGGTGGGATAACTTCTGCGACAGTGGATTCTGGATTGAAAGTGGAGATATCAACAAACAAAATGAATGGTGGGAGTCTAAAGGTTCTCTCTAGCACGGCGAATGCGATCCTATTGTTTTCTGAGATACAGTCTGAAAGTTTCATCCCACATCTGGCGGCGGTAGAATCTGGGAGTGCAGAGCCATATAGTTTCGCGACGAATGATACTTTAATAGTGATTATAGATGGCGCTCTAGGCAATAACACCACGGTCCCGGTTTTCTTTGGGAGTTTGCTGACCGCAGTGACCAGCCCGTCGATTGTCATAGACACCGGACTGAATGTTACATTTCCGCTGGACACAGATCTGGTTGGATATGAGATAGAAATGATTGATGGGGCTCAGGCTGGGGTGAGGAGAGTAATTTCAACCTATGTCGCAGCCACCGGGACCATTACGACCACGGCGGGATTCCCAGGCGCTCCTTCTATTGGAGATTCTTTCCAGATACTGCCGGTAGACGCTGACAAAGTCGTTAGGTTCCTGAACAACAAACTAATTACTACCATAAGCTCTAGGGCTGAAATAAAAACATCGAGTGGTGGGGTAAAGGTGCAGATAGCCACCTTGAATCCAGGAGAAGATGGTTCGGTGCAGGTGAGTGGTGGTGGAGCGAATGCCGTTCTCAACTTCCCTGTGACGAAATCCATTGGAGTGGACGGATACCGTTATTATTCCAATCTCGCCCAATTCACTCAGCAAACCATTGACGGGATAGAGGGGGACGAAGATTTCCAAGGTATCAGGGCGGCTGGGGTCCAGGTTGAGGTGTCGGAAGCTGTTACCATCCCAATCTTTATAGACCTAGATGTGACTACCGAAGATGGTGTAACTCTAAATTCTATATCTAATGAAATCAAAACCGCTGTGTCCAATTACATCAACAATCTTGGAGTCAGAGACGATGTTATTAGGACTCAGATCGAATGCGCTGTGAAAGATGTGGTCGGAGTATTCGATATAGAGGTAACAAGATTAGACCCGGCGTCGGTCGGAAGTAGGAACATCGCGATTGCCGACAATGAGCGAGCAAGGATAAATGAAGGAGACATAGTCGTTGGGTAAGCTGAAAAAAATGCAGAGGTTCGTTCCTGGGATTTATCATCCCACTGTGAATCCGCATGTGAGGGGCTTATTATACTCTTATGCTACCGAGGACGATCTAATCGTCCAGGCGATAAAGGATGCGAAAGAGCAATTGTTCCAGAGGACCGCTCAGAGGCAATATCTAAACGTATTAGGTTCTAATGTCGGGGTATTCCGTCCTACTGGATTCAATCTGGCAGATCCAGAGTATAGGCTTTTGATCCCAGCGTTAAGCTACGCTCCAAAACAAATGGCCCCAACTATCCAGAAAGTTTTGGATATATTTTTTGGTGTTGGGAACCCGGATGTTTTAGTTAAACAAATAAATCCAAATGAATTGGTGATTCAATTACCAAGTTCTGTGCCTTCGTTGAGGAGGACTCTGAAAGGGTCCGTCCATCTTCATTCTTATCTGGCGACAATAACTGCTGTCGATAATGTTTTTAAAACAATGACGATTGATTTGAACGATCCTTTAAAAACTTTAAAGGTAGATGAATTGGCGAACGCTACAGTGGGACAGGATTTATTGACTGGGATTGTAGCTTCGAATACAGCAGGGACTACTGGAGTGACTCTCCAATTTTTCGCAGCCACAGATCTGTCTCCATTCAGTTTGATAAGAAATATAAACATGATATTGCCTGGGTATCCCGGATCATTTATCCCAGACAGAACTTCGGCATTCTCAGTTACCAAACAAAGGGGAATCCTTGGACAAGTGATCACGGCTGGGCAAATTCTTCCGTCCATCACGATGACAGATGCCTCTGGAATACCAGATCAGGCCGGTGAGATATCGTTTAATTTTGGTAGGAATAATGAAGAGTCGCAGGTCAAATATTTTGGAAGACCGAACAACACGACATTATTAATTAACCCGGCGTATACATTTTTACAAGATCATACGATTGGGAGTCCTGTGAATTTCACTATCAAGCCGTATAGTGTCCCCAGGACTAACGGGAGCGATTACTCGGTTTATTTGGTTGGAGTGACGGCGGCTAGAATCTTAGCGCAGCAGATTGTCCAGACTATCGTTGCGGCTGGTGTCGTTATAAGGTTCATAATACTTGAGCCAGAATGTGAATAGGGGATTATAAATGCAGAAGTTTCAAAGATTTTTGGCTGATCAAAGATGGGACCTCCCTCATTATACTGGGATGAAGAAATTCATTGAAGAGGAGTTCCAGGCATATGCAAAGCAATTCATCTCTCCCAGCCCAAGAGTGGTCAAAAATTGGCTGATAGAGAGTGCTGGCGGGATCAAAGTTAGAGTAAACCAATCAGTAGACTCTACTCTTTTTGCCACAGCCAGAGTTGGGAAAGAAGATTTCCTAAGACATCTGACTACTGACGATGTCCTCGAATTAGATCTATCTGATAACGCCGTCAACTACGTAGAAGTTCAGATATTCGATAAGACCTGCCAGGATGATACCGTCGCGATTTGGGACACAAGCGCCGGGGCCGAGGGGGAAGAGTTTTCGCAGAATGTGGATCTGGTGTTCGCACAGGATTTTGTGCTGGTCTCCAATATCGTTGCCTTCTCTGGAGACGCTGACAAATTGCCACTAGCAGAAGTGACAACTTCTGGCGGGGTTATCACGCTCATCACAGATTCTAGAGAATTCCTTTTTGGCGCTGACCCATTCAATTTTGGATCTCCAAGGAGCGACAAAGGGATTGGCTCCATCAAAGATATGTACGATGGGATAACCACCATTCTACAGGAGATGAAAGGGACTTCCGCGTGGTATACGGAGGGTGTCAGCGCCTTGGGTCTTTTAGAAAGATTCAGCTACAACCTGGTTGATGGCGGGGACATCGAATGGGAAAACCCAACTGCTAACGAATTAAAATGGTCCGCTGCTTTAAAGATAATCGCTCCAAATAGAGCGTTTGACTACACGGTATCGGCTCAGGCGATTAGTATCCTTTCAGACGAGGTCGCTTATGTGACCCTCCCAGATGTCGGAGTGGCTCCTGGAGGCGCACTCCCGGTCTCTGTGGTGGCGAATGCTTCTTATCTTTTAGATGAAACCAATACTAGAAACTATATCCTTGGATATAGGTCTGCGACTGGGAAATTGTATTTTGGCAATGGATGGAATGGAGTTGAATTAGAGTCTGGAGAAAAGACTCAGCTTGGGGACGGGATCACTGACGCCTTCCTTATTGCTACCGGATTGACAGATGAAAACGATCCGACGCCTCCTTATACTTCTACAAATATAATTACGGCAGGCGCGAGCTTCACTCAAACCATATCCGAGCTTGATGCAGAAGTCGAAAGGCCTCTCAGAATCTACGCGACAGAGCCGACAGAAGATTCGAATCTGAACTTCACCCCACATCAGGTAAAAAGATCGGACGGCACTGGGAGAAGCGTTGCAAGTGTTCTCGGGAGTGTCCCCAGTTTCGTAGCGTCTAGTATTGATTTCCAAGCACAAACAACTGCCGGTGGAACTTTTAATATTACCTTCCCAGCTTCTACGGTTGGCCAATTCAGAAGGTGCGCGTTTACGCTCACCTCGACTGGCACATTGGAGGCTGTGTTCAGTGCAGAAGCTGCCTCTGTCGCTGCCTTAGCTAACCCTGGGACTTTATTTGTTCTTGGGGATCACGTTGGGTGGATTGATCTAGAGGCCACAGATGTCGCAGGGAAATTTAAAACTGCCGGTTCTGCGACGGACATCATCGAAAACGAGGTCGGCGGTATAAGCCGGGTCGTTGTGGCCCCTAAAGCGGCTGATACGGTCGGCAAGGGGATTACGGGATTGGGTGTTGATGACGATGTAATTTTTGATGACGCCGACAATTCTATTTCTTTCGACGCCGATGGTGGCGTCGCCAATATGCTCCTTGAGGCTGGAAGTTTGAAAACGACTGCGGGGGTCGCGATAGATCATAACAGGCCAACCTACGACAGATATCAATGGGAGCAGTCTCCTGGGATTGGTTTAAATCTCAAACACGTACCGAGTGGTAGGTCGGAAATCTTTTTTCCAGGTGGTGGTTCTCAAATATTAGGTATGGGAACTACTTCTCCCCTAGACGATCTCCATCTCAATAGATCCAACGCTGCAATGGCGTTTAGGATGACATCATCCCTTGGGACTTTGAGACAAAGTTTAGAGACTGCGGCACCATTTGGTCTTGTTGGTGTGATGCTGAATCTTGACGACCTATCTGGAGGGGTCAATTTAAGATTTGGGAATTCTGCTCCTATGATTAGGCCAATAGGTGCCGTTGGATTATCAATCAGGAAGACTACTGGTAATGATGCGGGGATTGTGACCAGTGAAACTGGGACCGGCATTCCGTTTTCGGTTGTCGCTGGAACAATTACTTTTAATCGGACAGTCGCCGGTACTGGGAAAGATGTCCAAAACGTAGCATCTATAGCTGGTGCTGGATTTTCAGCCGCCGTGGTGGCTGGATGGCCTGGGACAGATGATTGGGCGGGATTCCCATTTATTAGAATCACATTCACTAATGCTTTTGCAGCGACCCCCTATACCATATGTCAAGTCGGCGGTACTGGTGCCGCTCAACAAGGGGCAGAGATAGTAGTCCTAGGCTCTGCTGTCGGTACAGTTGACATAGGAGTCGATGGATTTAATGTCAACGCCGCTCAATATAGTTTACATTTTATAACAACTGGATCTAGAGGATCTTGATGGAGGTAGAAAATGGCCAAAGAAGCGAGAAGACTAACACTGATGATAGAACCAGATGCGACCGGGATGGCTTTTGATAAGGTCAAAGCGATTTTCTCTTTTGGTACTTCTGACGATGCGTCGATGCAAAAGACAAAAGAAGCGGACCCTACTCTGACGGGACAGCAGGTCACTGACATAACTGCAATATACGACGCAGTTCTGGCAGCTTGCAAAACCGATGAAGGAATCGCTTAAGAGACGCAGACCATCTTCCGTTAAGCCTTGATGAAGCGGGAGTCAGAAAATAAATTTGATAAGATTTTTGGAATCTGCGAACAACTTGCGATCCCAATTATTTTCATATTGATTTTGATATTTTTGGTATTTCGATAAATGGATAAACTAAGTCCAGCCCTATTAGCAATAATAACAACGCAATCTATTGCGCTTCTTGGATTTATAGCGAGAGAAGTTTATAGGCACGTAAAGAAAACCACTGGGGATAATCGAAATTCCATAAACAGCATAGAAAAGAACTTCCAAAGAATAGAAATTTTTATGGAGTTTATGAAAAAAGATGTCGATAGCATCCCGAAGATGAAGCAGGACATCCAGGCGGCGCACAACAAAATTAGAGCATTGGAGAAAGATGTATAGCTTCGGAAATAGATCTATGCGAAATCTTTCCACCGTCAATGGGAGGCTCCAGGATGTTTTCCTTGAGGTGATCAAAAATTATGACTGTACGATACTCTGCGGTTTTCGCACAGAAGAAGAACAAGATGAGGCATTCCATAGTGGCAGAAGCCAAAAAAGATGGCCAAACGGAGAGCACAACAAAGCTCCGTCTAACGCAGCAGACGTGGCTCCTTGGCCAATCGACTGGAATAACAAAAAACGATTTTATCATTTCGCAGGATACGTAAAGGGAGTCGCAGACAAAATGGGAATTAAACTTCGCTGGGGCGGTGATTGGGACTCTGATAACGATTTAGACGACCAAAGTTTATTTGATTTAGTGCATTTCGAACTTATTTAATTTTGGGGGAATTTATGATCAGACTATTCGTAATGTTTCTTTTTATCCCAACAAGAATGGCTTTTTGTGACGCCCCAGTCGAGGCGGTGATAGACCCGGCTCTCGTTGTGGTGGAGGGGGACGAATTTATTCAGTTCCTCATAAAATCCATCGGTGGGATAGGTGGGATGGGAACCCTCGCCATCGTCGGTTGTGTCGCTCAAGTAATCCAAAAAGGACTACAAGTGAAGTGGCTTGGCAAAATGGCTGGCGAATGGAAGTACATTTCCATTTATGCACTGAATATAATCGGTGGTGTTTCGGCTTTAATGCTGGGGGTCGGGATTGAACAACCCCTCACGTTCCTTCCGGCACTCGTACATGCGCACACCCTAGCAGCATTCTCACTCTTCGGGCACCAAGGCTATAAACAATATATGGAAAGAAAAAAGAGACTCGCTGTTTCTACGTAGAAATGAAGATCGTTGTAAAGCGTTGTAAAGCGTTGTAAAGCGATTCCCAATGGTTGAAATAGCTATAAGGAATGCCTTTTCTAGAATCGATTGCACACCGGAGATTCATCAATCAATTCGGAAACTTTTGAGCTTTGAGATCCCCGGATCTGGTTTCGCCCAGCGGGCCAACCCCCAATGGTGCTGGGATGGCAGGACCTACCTGCTCAAAAAGAATGGGACCTTCCCTACCGGGTTGCTGCTGCGTGTCGAGAACTACCTCACAGAAAATAAAATTGAATTTAGGACGAGAGACCAGCGAGACGTTCCACGTTCCAACGAGAAGAGGTTTTCAATAAACCCATCCTGGGAGCCGAGGGATTATCAGTTACGCGCTGTCAGCGCCACTCAGGAGAATCATAGGGGGGTTATAAACCTCGGGACTGGTGGTGGGAAAACATTCCTGGCAGCATTAATTATGCGATCCCGTGGCCTCGATACTCTTTACGTGACGCCAGACACCGGGCTCCGAGAGCAGGCCTTGGACGACTTCACTGATTATTTCAAAAATCCTGGATCTTTACTGAGTAAAGATGTGGCCAGCGACTATCCAATCGTAGTTTCGAACATCCAGTCACTCGCCAAAAAGAAGCCAGAGTTTTTCCACAGATTCGGGATGCTGATAACCGATGAGTTCCATCATTCCAGCGCGGCTTCTTACCAGAAGCTCAATCACCTTGTAGAAAATGCCTACTATCGGTATGGGCAGACTGGGACATTTTTGCGCACCGATGGGACCGAAATGACGATGCACGGGGTGTTGAGTGAGGTAATTTTTACAAAAACTACCAGCGAACTAATAGAAGAGGATTGGCTTGTAAGGCCACATATCACCATATATCGCTACCAGCTTAATAACTGGTCGCGCCTAAGTTATAGGGCAGCTTACGATAAGATAATTTCCGATGTCGCGTTCAATACTTTGGTTTCTAGAATTGCTCAAAAGAAAATTGATGAAGGGAAGCAGACTCTTATCCTGATTAGACGTAAAGACCACGGGGAGCTTCTGAATAAAATGATCGAAGGTTCCCATTACATTTGTGGAGACGATCCGATAGAGCATCGGAAAACGGTTAAAAGAAATTTTATTCAGAAAAAAATCAGATGTTTAATAGCTACCGGGGTCCTTGGGGAAGGCCAAAATATCACTTCTATTGACGTATTGGTTAACGCCAGACTTGAGAAAACCGAAATCCAAACGACGCAGGGGATTGGCAGGGCGCTCCGTAAAGAGTTCGGTAAAACGATGGCTGAAGTATTCGATTTTTTAATTGTAGGTCAGAAGCATTTG